TGAAAAAACCCGCCGGAGCGGGTCGAGGGGGATTCAGTGGGGGTCAGCGGCGGGTCAGCCACTCGACGTCGAAGCTGTAGCGGTAATTCTGGGTGTCCGGGTCTCGGCTCTCGCCGTTGTAGGCGGTCACGTAGGCCACGGTTTCGAATGCCTCCAGCAGCGCCTGGGCGGCGGCGCGGGCGGCGGCGGCGGTACCTGCGTAGACGTCGACCTGGGTGCCGAACCGGTCTATGTCTGGGCGGCCTGCCAGGAAATTCTCTGGGTTGCCGCTGATGATCTGCCAGACGGCATAGGGCAGCGCGGTACCCTCGGCAGCATCCCCGAACGGGTAGACCCGCACCGGGTCGCTACCGAGCAGCGCCTTCACCTGGTCGGACGCCGCGGCAGCCTTGAAGAGTGGTGGGTACATCAGCTGCCTCCCGCTACGACCTTGTCGATTTCGCTGCTCAGTTCGCGAGCGAAGGTGTCGGTGACCGGCTCGACGTTGTTGGACAGGGCCGGGCGCATGAAGGGTGCTGCCGGCTGCTTCTCGGTACCGAACTCGCTGAAGCGCCAGTAGAAGGCATTGCCGGCGCCCTCGTAGCCCTTCCCTACCCGGCCGCTGCGACGGTTCTCCTTGGTGTCCTTGTACTGCCGAGCACCGCCCCGGATGCCGACCTGCATGACCACGCCGCCTTCTTCCTTCGAACGACGGGTGTTGACGCGGGTGACGATGTTTTTCTTCAGGTTTCCGGAGCGCACGGGGGCCTTATCCTGGGCCGCCTTCCGGACGATGCCCATAGCCTTCCGGGCGGCCGATCGGAGCCCCTTCTTCTGGAGCTTCGGCGCCAAGGTGCGGATCTTATCGACGGCCTGGTCCAGGCCCTGGATGTTGAGGTCGACGCCATCACTCATCGGTCAGGCCTCCAGAAACCATCAGGGTGAGGTACTCCCGCCCGGAGTTCTTGTCCGGCAGGACGGCCTCGATGTTGTAGATCACGCCGCGGTGCACAGCTCGCATGGCGGCGGTCACCCCAGCGCGGTACCGGATCACGATCCGGGCCGTGACCTCGTTCTGGGTGGCCTGGCCGGCGATGAACTCGCGGCCGCTCACCGGCTCGACTGAGCAAGGCACCTTGGCGACGTCAGACCAGCCGTTGATCATCTCTCCGGTGTCCGGGTCCTGCTGCTGGCCATTTCGCTGCAATAGGACACGCTGACGTAGCTGACCTGCACGCATTACACACCCATCCGGATTCTGTACGGCCCTAGTAGGTGTCGAGACCCCATCGGAAGCTCTGCCACGGTCACACCGGTGGCAACGTCCTCGCGGTTCGCGAAGAGGTGACCGAGAATGAGCAAGCAGGCGGCTTGGATCGCTGGATTGACAACCATCCCTCCAGCTTGCATCTCCACCTCTGCCCTTTCGTTCTCGAACGCTTGCGCAGCGCGATTGAGGGCATCGCGGCGATCATCTAGGTTCTCGACTTGCTCGGCAGCGGCTACCGCTTGCTCATAGCGTGTGCGAGTGGAACTGAATGCTGCCGGCACCAAGGCTGCGGCAGCGTCCAGAGAGGCCTGATCAGCGTAGAAGCGGCGCTGCATGTACTGACTCGCCGATTCTTCAGCCGCATCCAGCATTGCCTGGACCAAGGTCTGGTCTTCAGGCTCGGCCAGCAGGTGCTGCATGGCGATGGCTATGCTGATCACTGACATGGTGCGTCCCTTGGTTAGGCGTCGGCCTTGTTATCGGTCTTCGGCGCCGCCTTGTTGCTCGGCTTGGATGCCGCTTTCTTCTGCACGGTGTCTTCTTCGAAAAACGGCGCAAGCTCTCGCTGCAGGCTTTCCGAGAGACCTTCCGGCATCGGATCACCACGCTGCACGTTGCCGATCAGGTGGTGATGGAATCCGCGTTTAGCTTTCATGCTGACCTCCAATGAAAAGCCCCTCCGAAGAGGGGCTGTCTGGCTTATGCGCCGGCGGCGAAGGTACCGGTAACGAAGGCTTCCGGGCGATAGATGGCCAGGGCCAGGCGCTCTTCTGCCCGGATGGTGACCATGTTGCGGCGGAAGTTGTCGCTGTCCTCGGTGGAGATCAGGACGTTTGCATCTTCGCGGTCGAAGACCTGAGCGCCGAGACGGAAAGCACCGGTCAGGAAGCTGCCCTGGTCGATGGCCTGGGTGGCCACTACCGGCAGGCCCCACATGGTGGGCTGAGCCAGGCCTTGCGGGTTGGCGAAGATGTAGCGGCCATCCGTGTCCTTGGTCAGCTCGATCCGCGCCCAGTCGATCGGGTGCAGAACGTGGCCGGTTGCCGGGTACTCAGCCAGAACGGCTTGGAGCATGGCCAGGCGCAGGGTGTCGATCGGAGTCGCACCGGTGAAGCCGGGCACCAGGGCAGCGTTATAGTCGCTGGCAACGGTGATCAGGCCTTCCAGGTTGCCGTTGGTGCCGGTGCCCTTCAGCAGCTGGAGCTCTTCGACGTACTCCAGGCCGTAGCGCATGCGACCGTCGATGAAGCTCTGCAGGCCGGGAGCATCGTCCAGGATCTGCTTGGAGGCCAGCAGCCAGTGAGCCAGAGTGGCTACGCTGCGGGTCATCAGCTCGAAGGTGATGTCGGACTGCGGCTTAAGGTCGCCCTCGGTCACCTGGATGCCGGCGTTGTTGGTGAAGCCCTTCTCGCGGACGTACTCGATGCTGTTCGAGCTGGTGCGGCCCTGGGTCAGCAGGTCACGCACGGTCATGCGGCGCTCAGGCATAGCCAGTACGCCACCGAGGCGATCAGGGCGGACGTTGGTGCCAGCAGAGGCGGCAGCCGAGGTCACAGCCTTAACGCTGATGCTGGCCTTGCCACTCTTGCGCGACATGAAGGCTTTAACGTCTTCGTTTTCCACGAAGCGCTCACCCAGCGATTTTTCCGACTGAGGGGCGCTCGGCCCGGCGCGACGGCCAGCTTTCAGTTCCAGATCGGTGATCTGAGCGGCCAGGGTGTTGAATTTGACGAGCATCTCGTCCGCGGTCTGCTTTGCCTCTTTGGACAGGTCGCCGTTCTTTTCGATGGCGGCCTTGGCCTCGGTGGTGAAGTTCTGAATCGCGTCCTTCTGCTCGTCGAAGGATTTTTGCAGCTGGTCCAGTTGGTCCATTTTTAGCTCCAAGAAGGTCTGTAAGTGCTGATCGCTTTGATCAATTGCTCTGTTTCGCTCGCAGACTCACTCTGGAGCAGTCGAGTCAAGCCGCCATTGGTGATGGCCACTGCCTGACTCTTCGAGAAGCCCGCCTCACGCAGGAACCGCTCGAAATCTTTGATGTTGGGTAGGTCGCCGTGGGCCAACATCGACTTCACCGCCTCAATGCGGGATTCGTCGTTGGCCGGCGTGGTGACGATGGACACTTCGATAAGGTCCACCTCGTGCAAGGTGCGGGTGCGGCTCTTCTGGTCGACCGTGACGGCGCCTTCGACCTCGTAGTATCCGATCGACAGGCCTGTGATGCTCTTGCTGAGCATGCCGCGGTGGGCAATCCGGGCGTACGCGGCGTCTTCCAGCCACAGCGAGCCCTTGCCGAACAGCCCGTGCTGGTCTTCCTGCATCTCCGACCATGAGCCAATCGGCTCATCGGTACGGTGCTGCCAGAGAATGGGCAGCGAACGCTCCAGGCGAGCCATCTTCTCCAGGCTCTTCACGAAGGCGCCCTTGTCGACCACCTCGTTGTAGGAGTCGGTCACGCCAAACACCGAGCCGTAGCCGGTAAAGGTGCCCGCTTCGTCCGCCGTGGCGTTGAAATCAAAGGCTTTCGTCTTCAGGCGCATTGACTGCGGCTCCTATCTTATCGAGCGGCGTGAACTGGGCCTGTACGGTCAGCACATCGCCACCAGGCAACGGCGGATCGTTCTCCAGCTCGCGGATCTCGTTTCGTGTCTTGATGCCATGGTCGGCGTACACCTGGTACAGCTGGGCCCGGCCGGCGGAGTCGGCACGCAGCAGGCCTTCCACCGAGAATTCAGCGTAGTAGCGCTGCTTTTCAGCCGTGGTCATGAGCTGACGCTTGATGGCCTGCTCTATGCGCTTCAGGTAAGGAGCCAGGGTGAATGTCTTGAACCCGATCAGCTCCTGCTCCATGCCGGTGCCCCACTTCGTCTGGCCGGCCGCAGAGTGGCCGATCATGTAGGGAGGGACGCGGAACCAGCGGCAGACTTCCTCGATGTTGAAGCCCCGGGTCTGCAGCAGCTGAGCATCCTCAGGATTCAGGCTCAGCTGGGTGTAGGTCATGCCCGCTTCCAGCACCATCGTGCCGGTCGGGCTCTCCTTCATGGCCTGCAGTGACTTGCGGATCTGCTCTCGCTGCTCAGGCTTTAACGTTCCCGGCGTCTGGATGAAGCCGGAGGGCTTCATGCCATGCGAGAAGGTCTGCGCCGAAGACTCATCGGCCGACAGGCTCAGCCCGAAGGTGTTGGCGCCGATACTGATGATCGATAGGTCTTCGTACCGGCTGGATGAGAAGCCGCGGATGTAGAACATCTCGCTCTCATCCATCTGGCTCTGGGTGCCGTCGAGCTCAGTCACGTTCCAGTAGATCGTGCCGTTCTCGTCGTAGAGGTTCGGCCCGACCTGCCAGGGGTCATACGGGTCCAAGCCGATCAGCTGGCCAGTGGAAGAGTAGATCTTGCGGCTGTGGTGCCGTCCCCAGAGCGAGAGATGGCAGGCGACCCGCTCCCAGTACTCCAGAGCGGTCATATCCGCGTTCGGCTGGTCGTGCAGCACCCGGTAAAGGGGCATATCAGAAGCCAGGCGCTTCTGCCCAGGACCCTGCTTCTCGTAAACAAACAGGGGAAGCTGGCCGATCGTCTCGGCAATCAAGCGAACACAGGCCGTAGCGGCGCTGATCTGCATCACCGAATGGGCAGTGATCGACTTGCCGGTGAAGTTCTCAGTGCCGTAGTAGGACGACCAGAACGCACCTTCGGTGGGTTTGATGTCCTTTCTGCGCGTCAGAGACCACCCAAAAATCGCCATCACACCACCACAATGTCTGAACAGTAGGCGTCCAAGTCGATAACGTCCTCAAGCTCACCCTGGGCAGCGCCAATCGCCATGGCCAGGGCAACGATTCCGTCGATACGTCCCGTCGCTTTGTGTTTGTCGAGTTTTCGGTTGCCAGCCGGATCCTTGGTGATCACCGCGTTGGCCGCACACATCGTGGCGACCGGGTGACCACCATGCCGCAGGCGACCATTGAGTAAATCAGCCTCCAGCGCGTCGATTGCCGGGCTCATGTCTTTGAAACCCTGGCCGAACTGCACCAGCGGGGGATCTACCCCCTGGCGTTCGCAGGCTTTCTTGAAATCGTCGATCCGCCACCGGTCGAACGCGATCTTCTGGACGTCCAAGCCGGCCAAAATCTCAGCGATTTCGACGCAAACGAAGTCGTAATCGACCGTTGCACCCGGGGTAGTGGTAAGGAAGCCTTGCCGCTCCCACGTTTCGTACGGGACGCGGTCTTTCTTGGCCCGGTCAAACAGGCCAACTTCGGGCGTCCAGAAGTGGAAATAGCAGTGCTTTACGCCCTCCTCATCCACCCCAAACAGGACGAATGCGGTCAGGTCGGTGCGCTGAGAGAGGTCAAGACCGCAGTAAACCGGCATCCCGGCAAGCGGATCAGCCTCACCCGAGCAGTTCTGCCAGACCGACTTCGAGATGAAGGGGCTGACCGTCGAAACCCGCTGATTCAGGTTCAGGTTGCGGAAAGTGTTCTCGCTGCTCGGCATGCGGGAGGCCTTCTCGGCCAGCTTCTGCATGTCCGGCAGGCTTCGGAACGTTCCCAGGGCCGGATTGGCCTTGCGCCACGTATCAGGGTCGAGAATGTCCGCTTCCAGGGGCGCCGCGTGCAGGTGGCAGACCGTGCCATCGTCTTCCCCCTTCAGGGCGTCGTCGATCCAGACGCTCAGCAGGTCGGCATCAGTAGCTGCCTGGGTCGAAATGACCATCAGGAGCGGCTTGTCGTGGGCACCTTGAGCGGTCACCACCGCGTCCACGAACTCATCCTGCGGCCCGCGTACCTGTCCGGTCTCGTCGAGGATGGCCAGGATCGGCGAGAGGCCGTGGGTTGTCTTACCCTCGGCCGATAGCGCCTTGTATTCGACGTTTCGGGCCTTTCCCAGCAGCTTCTTGCTGGACGGAATGATGTGCACCAGGCCCTGCAGGTCAGGATTCAAGTTGATCATCTTCACCGCGAGGTTGAAAACGATCGATGCCTGGTCCCGGCTCATGGCGCCAGAGACAATCTGGGAGTTCTGCACCGCCTCGGGCCCCACCAGGTGGGCCAGGAGGATGCCGGCGATCAGCGCGGTCTTCCCGTTTTTCCGGGCGATGCTCAGGATCGCGGTGTGCGTTCCATGCGGGTTGTCGTAGACATCAAGGATGAATTGCCGCTGGAAGGGCTCAAGGTGAATCGGCTGCCCAATGTGCTTGCCTTCAGGCGCGCGGCAGTAGCGGGTAATAAATTGACAGACCCGTTCGCCGCGTGTCATCGCTCACCTCAGTGCATAGGCCTGGCCAGCAGGCTTTCGTCTTCATCGATCTGCGCGACCGTCCGCTGCGCCTCACGCTGAGAGCTGTTCTTGCCACGGGACTGTTTACTCTCCCCTACCGTGGCGATGGCGTGAACTTGCAGGGTGCGACACAACGCGATTGAGCGTCTGCTCAGTGTCTCCAGCAGAGAGTGCTTGGGGTTCATCACGACAGTGCCTCGGTCGTTGACGAGGGTGTCCCCTTCAGTGTCGATCTCTTCCTGGATACGTTCGATGTCTGCCTGGCACCGGGCCAGGTTTGCAGCATGCCCCAGATCGATGTCCGTCCAGGTATCCCTCGCGCGCGCACGCGTTATGGCGTTCCAGAACGGCATGTCACGCTCACGAAGGCGAACATGAGCCGGTACTGGGAAATCGTTCGAGGCATCCGCGAATGCTTGAGCCATCACATGAAGGCTGTCGGCGCGTTTGTTGGCCATGCAACCTCCGTGGTCTAGCCGAGTTTTTAGATAGAGATTGAAAAAACGAG